ATCGAGAACCTCAAGGGCGAGGCCAAGGCCAACGCCATGATGAAGGCCGAGACCAAGGGCAAGCGCCGCGTCACGTTGTCCATCTGCGGCCTCGGCATGCTGGACGAGACGGAGACGGGGAGCATCCCGGATGCGCGGCCGGCGAAGATTGACTACGAGACGGGCGAGGTGCTCGAGGGCAACGGGTCGCTGCCGGTCCATACGGAGCCTCCGGCCGAGGGCGACGATGCCCCGCTGAACGAGGATCTGGAACGCTCGTTGCTCCTCGCCAAAGTGAAGGCCTGCGCGGATAAGCTCCGCTACAAGGCCGATGTGCGGGCGAGGCTCTGGGATGACTATGTGGGCGGCGACCCGCGCGCGGCGCCCCTCGAGAAGCTGAACGACCTCTACGCGCACCTCGAGGGCTTAGCGGGCTGATGGCCGCCGCGAAGAAGCCGCCAGGCAAGGGCCTCATCGAGAAGCGCGGACGGCTCCTGCGCTGCCTTGAGGCGCACATCAGCTATCTGTCCACTGTTGCGACGATGACGCCGTGGGAGCCCCGCGCATTCGGGCATGAGCCGCGCCCGCGCCAGACGCCCGAGGAGTGGGCGGCCCGGTGGGAGGCGTATGCGCCGCCGCAGTACGTCTCGCCGAGGGAACGCCCCGCGCTCAAGTACCCCGCGCCGGGGCCCGAGGCCCTCAGCGAGGAGGAGGTGAAGGCCTGGGTGGCTGAGGACGTGTTCGTGCGGAGCGGGCTCAGCGAGAAGACCCAGCGCGCCTGCGCGTTCATTGCCACCTTCCGCCCCGGGTTGCGTAGTGCCTAGCCCCTCCCTCACCATGCCCCCGCGCCAGGTCGCCCCGGAGCGGCCTACTCTGCGCCGGGGGTGGAACAATATGCGACTCAGCAAAGCAATGGACGAGTTCCTGGATGACTGCCGCACCCGCAAGCTGTCCGCGGTCACGGTGTCGAGCTACGAGGGCGATCTGCGCCACCTCGTGGCGCTGGCCATGGTGCTCAGCAATGACAGCCTGACCGGCTTCACGGAGGAGCTGGTGGCCGCCTACTTTGCGGCCTGCGTGAAGAAGGGCAATAGCGTGTCCACCCTGCGGACCAAGAAGGCCTCGGTCGTGGAGTTCGCGCGCTTCTGCCTCAAGCGGCGCTATCTGCCCTTGGACCCCACGATCAACGCGCCGCGCTACCGGCTGCCGTATCGCCTGCCGCGCCCCTACACGAGCACCGAGCGGGCGAAGCTCATGGCGCTCACGGAAACGGACAAGGAGGTGGAGCGGCGGGAGCAGGGCAAGCGGGTGCGGGCGTGGGTGCGCATCCCGCTCCCGCCCGCCGAGGCGATGCTCCGCGCCGTCCTCTATCATTCTGCGCTGCGGATCGGGACCATCATGCGGCTGCGGCTCGAGGACATCGAAGCGGGCCAAGGCGGCGACCTCGGCACGATTCGAGTCGTCACCAAGGGCAACCGCGAGATCGAGGTGCCCATCGTCCCCGAGCTGGCGGTCTTGCTCAGCGACTACATGATCGAGCACACCGATCTTCGGCCCAAGAGCTTCCTGCTCAGCCGTCGCCATGGCCTGCCGTGGACGGTGCGGATGGCGCAGCGCATGGTCACAGGATGGGGGCGCGCGGCGGGCGTGCCGAACGCCACCGCCCACCGATGGCGCCACACGGCGGCCGGGGAATTACTCGAGACCGGCGCCACCCTGGAGGAGACGCAGCAGTTTCTCGGGCACGCCAATATTGCCTCCACGCAGGTCTACCGGCGCGTGACGAGCAAGGCGGTGGGCGAGGCGGCACTCCGACGGGCCCTGCTGCTGCGCCCGGCCGACGACCCGCCCGTCCGGTGAGTTACTCAACACATGTGCCTGGCATACTGCGACGCCATACTCTGCACGATCCGGCGCGGGCGCTGGAACCCGCATGAATAGGGCTACGACGCGGTAAGACCATTCCCGAGAGTAACAAGTTCCCGGAGGAAATGATGCGGAAAGCCAGCGAGTTAGGCCCAGCCGATTCCGGCGGTGGCGCGCCGGTAGAGTATGCGCGGCCGGGTGGGACTCCACCGCGCGTGGTGGGCTATGGTGGCGCGCACGGACGGGTGCGTCGGCGCTTCGGCAAGGCGTCCGACTACCCATGCGCGCGGCGGTGTGGGGCTCGAGCGCAGGCGTGGGCCTACCGCCATCTGGTGGCGCCAGTCGAGCGACGGCAGGCCTCGCGGGAGGGATATGCCTACTCCACGGACCCGGGCGACTACATGGCGCTTTGCCGGCGCTGCCATGCTGAGCTTGATGCCAAGTTCCCCTCCCGGCCGCCATCGCCCGCCGAATCATGACCGCCAGCGCCCCGCAGCGCCGCGAGCGAGACATCCAGCGCAGCATTCTCGCTTTGCTCCACGCCCGCGGCGTCGTCGCCTGGCCGATGAATCGCGAGGCTGGCGTGCGGCGGGCGCTCGGCAACGCGCGGACCACGGCACGCATCGGCGGCCCGGGGTTCGCGGACATCGTGGGCATCCTGCCTATCCGTGTCGTCCGTCGGCAGATCGGGATGATGGGCACGAATGACGAGCTATTGAATGGCCGCTTCCTCGCGATCGAATGCAAGGCCCCGAAGGCCCGTACGGCTAAGCGGCGTGCCCTCGCCCAAGCCGCGTTCGGCGCCGTCGTGACGCAGGCCGGCGGGCTCTACCTGCGCATTGACCCGACGGGGACCACGACAGCGTGTGAGCAGGTCTGCGCCGCGTTCGGCTGGCCCTACGGCCCCATGACCGCCCTCGGCGGCGGGCGCCGGCGGGAGGCGCGGTGCTGACCTATGGATCACTGTTCTCAGGCGTGGGGGGCTTCGATCAGGGCCTCGACCACGCCGGGTGGACGTGCGCGTGGCAATGCGAGCTTGACCCCTTCTGCGCCCGCGTCCTCGCCGAGCGCTGGCCCGGCGTTCCTCGACACGGAGACATCCGGGCCGTTGCGCACCCACATGCGACCGGGGAGCAACAGCTTGAGCGGGTTGACCTACTCGTCGGTGGATTCCCCTGTCAAGGCGCCTCCGTTGCCGGGAAGCGACTCGGGCTCGCCGACGACAGAACCGCGCTCTTCTGGGAGATCATCCGCGTCCAGCAAGTCATCCGCGCGCCGTGGGCGCTCCTTGAAAACGTCCCAGGTCTGCGCTCTGTTCGGTTCGGACACGACTTCGCTACATGCCTTGCCGCGCTTAAAGAACTCTGGCCTGTGGTCGGATGGCGGACTTTCGACTCACGATTCTTCCACGTCGCCCAGCGACGCGAGCGAGTGTTCTTTGTCTGCGGTCCTACAGAAGCGGGTGTCGCCTCGGTACTCTTTGAGCCCGAAGGCGGCGGCGGGCATCCTGCGGCGCGCGGCGAAGCGGGGGCGGGCGTTGCCGGTCCCCTTGGCGGCGGCGCTTACGGCGCTGGCCGACGCGACGAGGATGATCCCAACTTGATCGTGGACACAACGCAGATCACCAGTGCGAAGAACTACAGCAACCCGAAGGCGGGTGACCCCCGCCACCCGCTGGCCGAGGGGGCGCATCCGCCGCTGCTGGTCTCCGGGCTGCTCGCCAAGACCAATGGCGGCTGGCGCATGGGCGCCGACGAGGCGGCCGGCGGGATGCTCACGGTCACGCACGCGCTCTCGGCCGAGGGTCACGACGCCAGCGAGGACGGCACGGGGCGGGGGACGCCACTCATCCCGATTCAGTACGTGGAGCAGTGGGGGCGCGACAAGCGACAGAATGGCGTCGGCATCGGCGAGGAAGGGGCACCGTCCTTCACCCTGGACGCGAGCTATCCGCACGGGGTCGCTGGCGGCTCGCTGGTGCGCCGATTGACCCCCGTGGAGTGCGAAAAATTGCAGGCGCTGCCCCCAGGTTGGACGTGTCTTTGTACGCCGCTCACGCGCTATGCCGAGGACGAGGATGCCGCCGCGCTCACCTGCACGTGCCCCGACTCGCCGAGGTATCGCGCGCTCGGGAACGCAGTCACGGTAAGCGTCATCGAATGGCTCGGGCATCGCCTGAAGGCCCTCGCCCAGGACCGGCGGGAGGCGCGGCGTGGGACGTGAGGCGCCGCGCTGCCAGTGTGGGTGCGGACTCGCGGCGCCCTTGGCTCGGCGGACGCGGCGCCGGGCGGGCTATCGCAAGGGCGACGTGCTCCGGTTTCGCCGCGGGCACGCGCACCGACTCGGCCACGGCTACGGCACCGCCGCCGGGTATCGCCGGCCATGACGCGCCCGATTGTGCTGCTCGGCGAGACGCGCAGCCGGGACTTGCTGCGGCAGATGGCCGCGCTCGGGTGGGGCCGCATGTGGACCACGAAGGTCCCCGTCGTGGCGGACGACGAGCCGTGGGGCTTCGACAACGGGGCTTTCAGCGCGTGGTCGCACGGACAGCCGTTCCCCGCGGGTGGCTTCGAGGCCCGGCTCGCGGCGGCGGTGAAGCTCCCGACGCCTCCGATCGTCGCCGTCACCCCAGACATCGTGGCCGATGGTGCGCGGAGCCTGGAGTTCTCGCTGGAGTGGCGCAGCCAGCTCCCCGACGCCTGGCCGTGGTTCCTAGCCGTCCAGGACGGCATGGAGGCCGACGACGTAGCGGATGCCTTGCCTGCCTTCGCCGGGCTCTTCCTGGGGGGCTCCACGGCGTTCAAGCGCACCGCGCCGCAGTGGGCGACTCTCGCGCATGCTGCGGGCAAGCGCTTTCACTACGGCCGGGCGAGCCTCCCGCGCCGGGTCGACCATGCCATCCGCGTCGGGGCGGATTCGCTCGACACCGCGTTCCCGCTCTGGACCACGGAGCGCTTCGAGGAGTTCGTCCGCCACTGGCAGCATGGGAGCCCGCAAATGGGATTGCATGAAACGATCTGCATCGCGGGGCCCGAGGGGGAGTGGTTTTGACCGCCGTCCGCGCCGCCTGGACCCGCCTGAGCACGTGGATGGCCGACTACGAGCGCCCCGTGGGCCCCCCGATGCTGGGCGTGATCCCGAGCACCCTAGCGGCGGATCGGGCGGTGGTGGAGGCGTATGTAATGACCGAGCCAGCGGGGGACGTGGCGGCGGCGGTCGAGCGGCTGAAGGAGGTACTTGCGATTGCCAGGCGTTCTCGCGGAGCCGTCTCAAAGAGCGTCTATGTCCAGGCTGACGCCGACCTCGCCCTGCTCGCCCAGGCTACCGCCACCGAGCGGGTGCGGGCGGTGACGAAGCTGCTGGCTCTTCACGAGGAGTGCGATGACGATGTCCCGTGCTCAATCTTGAGCGACCTTCGCGCCCTGCTCGCACCTCCGGCACCCGCGCCATGAGCCACCCGGCCGGGGCGTGTGATGGCGGGCTGGCGGACATTCGTGTGCCCGATACCGCTACTCATGTGATGGGGGAAGACAATGTACCTATATCGCGCATTTGACGGGGATGGGGCGCTGCTCTACGTCGGCGTGGCGAAGAACTGGGCGGCGCGCTGGGCCAGCCACGCCACGAACGCCGCGTGGTTCCCCGAGGTGGCGCGGCTCGAGCTGCAGCGCTTCGCCAACCCTGACGACGCGATCGCGACCGAGCGGAGCCTGATTGCCGCCGCGCAGCCGCGCCATAATCAGCGCGCAGGAGGCGGGGGTGTCATGGGCCTGGACCGCCGCGGCCTTCGGTGTCCCGCGTGCGGCACATTCTACTCGCGCAGCCTCGATCCGCTCTGGCTTCGCGGGACGGGCGTGCCGTTCTCGCCGGTGGTTGATCTTGGGACGGTCTGCGGCGATCGCGCGGGCCTCGAGGAGGTGCCCTGTCGCGGTGTGCTCACCTACGCCTGAGCGCCCCGCGATGGCGTCCATGTTCCACCCGTTCTATGCGACGCTCTGGAACGACGACAAGCTCGAGGGGGCGAGCTTTGAGGGGAAAGCCTTCTTCGGCTACCTCTTCACCAACGAGCGGGTGCGCCCGAGCGGCATCTATCGCGTGACGGACGCGCAGCTCGCCGGGGATACGGGCTTGCCCCTGGCGCGGGTGCGCGGCTACCTCGCCGACCTGATCGGCCGGCGCCTCATCGTGCGGGATGGGGCCTGGCTGTTCGTGGTGGGGTACTTCAAGCGCCAGCCGAAAGGGCCGTGGCTGCTCAAGGGCGTGCATGCCGATCTCGAGGCGTGCTCGTCGTCGCCCGTGCTCGAAGCGTTTCGCGTGAAGTATCCACTACATGACCAACAGGTGGTCCGACGGTTGACGCACCTGTCGGGCAACGGGTGCCCTACAACGCAACGCAATGCAGTTACAACGCAACTCAACGGTGAAGCAGGGCATCGTGCCTCGGCCACGGCCTCGGCCAGCCCGCCCACAAGCAGCTTCGCGATCCCGTCGCAAATCCTTCACGCTCTCGAGCGTGCTCCACGGCTCGGCGCCGTGGCCCCTCTCCGCGCCCCCGCCTGGTGGCAGGCGGAATTACGTGCCAACCCTGGCGTGGAGCTGGATCGCGAACTGCTCAAGGCAGAGGCCTATCTCGTGGCCCATCCGGAAAAGCACTACCGCAAGCTCGGGACGTTCCTGCACGGCTGGTTTGGCCGCGCCGACCGACCCGAGGGGAGACCACCATGAGTACCTCGACCGATTGGACCTGTGGCTGCCGCGCGGTCAATGCCGGCGCGGCGGTGTGGTGCGAAGCGTGCGGCCAGCAACGGCCGGATCGGGCCAGCCGCGGCGCGCCCAAGCTGCCCGAGATGCAGCACCCCGCGCGCCTGCCGACCTACCCCGAGCCCAGCCCGGGCGACGACGCGCTGATCCGCGCCGAGATCGCCCGCGGGCGCGCCCTGCTGGGCCTGCCGCCGACCCCGACGGCGCCTGAGCGGCCCACCCCCGCGCGCCTGGGCCTGGCGATCGACCCGGCCATCCGCGCGGAGCTGGCCCGGCGCAATGCGGCCGGCCCCGAGCCCGTGGGCGCCCTGCTGGGGCGCGTGCTGAAGGCGCGATGATCTGGCGCTGCTGGTGGCCGCGCGGCCACGCCTGGGGGCCGTGGGCGTTCTTCGCGCGCCTCGATGGCACGTGGGAGCGCCAGCAGCGCGTGTGCGAGCGATGCGGCCGGATCGCGCGGCGGTGGGCCTAGGGCGTGGGCGGCTGCCGCCCCGTTGCGCTCGCTCTGGTCACCCATGCCTCCAGTTCGGCCCGAGATTGGGCGAGGAGCGCCCGCTGCGTCATGCGCAGGCTCGGGAAATCACCCGTGGCCTTCTTCCGCGGCCGCTGGGCGTTCACCTTGGCCGCCGCGGCCTTCTTCGAGCTCGTGCTCTGGTCGCCGGCGCGCCCTGTACAAGCAGCGCACGAGAGGGGGCGGCCACACGTGGGGCAGGCGGGCGGCTCAGGCATACGCCGTCCAGCGGTCGGCCTTGGGGGTCCATGGGCTCGCGCTGGAGTAGCTGGTCAGATGCACGCAATCACCCTGGCCAATGCGCTTGACCATGGCGGGTCCGGTGAAGTGATCGGCCAGCGGCCAGCACGAGCCGGTCATGTACTGCTCGCCGTCCACGCTGCGCTGCGCGATCGGGCGAATCTTGACCGTTTTGCGGCTCGCCGAGACCGCGACGACTTGGTAGTAGTCGATGTTCGTCTGGTCGTAGCCCCACATGCTCATCAGCACCGTGCCGGGCTCGAGCGTGGTCTGGTAGCTGGTGCGCTCCTTCCGGCGGGTAGCCATGTACTCGGCGTGTCCGCGACGCCCGGCGAGGAACTGCTGGCAGGCCTCGATGGCGCGTCCCATGTCCCGATAGCGGTAGTGATGCGCGGGCGTGCCGGCGGTGCCCGCGAAGGCGATGCCGAAGGCGCGCCCGGCCTCTTCGTAGGCCATCGCGAGCGAGCCGTCGGGCAGGGACTCGGAGAACGCGGGGGCCGTGATGCGGTGCAGGTAACTGGCGCGGGAGGCCGCGCGCTTGTCGGGCGTGTCGAGGCGGTAGCCCATGGCTCAGGCCGCCTTCACCGCCACGCGCTTGGGCGTGGCGGTGGCGTACAGGCAGGCGCGGTGCAGGCAGATGAGCCCATTGGAGCGCTCGCCGCAGGTTGGGCAGACATAGACGATCAGCCGGTACGTATTCATGGCTCAGGCCGCCTGCTCGCACTGCCCGATGGCGTGCGCGTAGTAGAACGCGGGGGCGCCCATCCAGGCCTGCCCGATGCGGACCCGATATGCGGTGACGGCATCGGGGTAGATGGTGCGGTGGCACTCGACACAGGGCGTGCAGGCCAGCAGGCGATGCTGGCCGCGATTGCTCCGGCGCTGGTACGTGGTAGGGTTCGGGGTAGCCATGATCTGATCCTCCAGGGATCGGGTTGGGGTGGATGGACGGGCCGGAGCGTGGTGGACGCCATGCTCCGGCCCGTGGCGCATCTCTAGGCCTCCGCGCTCGCCTTCGGGCATCGGCCCGGGTGGGAGTCGCGCAACTGCCAGTTCTGGCACTCCGGGCAGAAATAGGCCCGCGCCTGCTGCTCCGCGCGCATCCGCTCGACGTATTCCAGCATCGCTCGCTCGGTCATCGTGGCCTCCTTGGTCGCCGTCTGTGTGTCCATGACGAGAGAATAACCCGAGCGCTTGGGTTTGTCAAGCGGAATCTTTCGGGGGTGCATCCTTCTTCGGCCGCCCGCCCTTGGCGCCATTGGCCCGTGCGGCTGCCGCCTTCGCCGGGGTCGTCGTTTTCCCCCCACGCTTGCCCAGCGCCACCGCCCACGCATGCTTGCGGACCATGGCTAGGGCTCCTCGGGCGGATGGAGCCACTGCGCAGGCGGGCGGAGATGGTTGCATCTGGCACAGACCGGGGCGACCTCAAGGGGCCGCGCATAGTCCCGGTGATCGTAGGCGGTGGCGGGTTGCCCGCAGTCCTCGCACGGGATCGCGCCATCCAGGAGCGCCAGCCGACCCGAGCGCTTCGCCCAGAAGACTTGGGCATGCGCTCGATCCCGTCCCTGGCGCTGTTGTCGTCGACAGCCCGCACACGCACATAGCTCGCTCATGGCCAGGACAATAAACCCAAGCGCTCAGGTCTGTCAAGGGTCGCCGCGCCGCGCGTCATGCGGAGAGACTCTTACACTAGTGTGCTTCTATCGCCTCCAGAAGCCTTACACCTTACTGCCGGTAGGCGCCCTGGAATGGTCTCGCGACGCGCCCAGGTATCGCCCCGCCGATCCCGCCCCTCGCGTTTCCCTTGCCTTGCCGCCCCCGCCCGTGGTATCGCTGACGCCATGGCGCCGTCTGCCGTGTCTGTCGTCGCCCAAGAACGCGAGCGAGCCCGCCCGGGCCCGCCGATCCCCGCCGATTGGCGGGAGCGCTACCTCGAGCATGTGCGCACCCACGGGCACTACGCCCTGGCGGCTCGCAAGGCCGGCGTATCGCCCAAGACGGCGGAACGTGAGCGCCACGCTGATCCTGACTTCGACGCCGAGTGCCGGGAGGCGCGCGAGGAAGCCGCCGACGGGATCGAGATCGACATGCTGGACAGCGCCCGGCGTAGCGATAACCCCGCCGGCTTCATCGTGCGGCTGAAGGCGCTGCGGCCGCACGAGTACATCGAAAAGCACGCGGTCATGAACTTCACGGTCACGACGGAGCTGGAGAGCGCGGATGGCTTGCAAGCGCTCCAGGCCATGTTTGACACGATGCGCCCCAGCACCCAGGCGCTGATCCAGCGCCGGGAGGCATCGAGCGCGGAGGCCCGCATGCTCGGCAGCGCTGGGGAGACAGGCTTAGCGCCGCCCGCTCTCGCGTCCCCGCCAGCCACCCCGGAGCAGCCCGCGTGACGCCTCCCGACCCGGCGCAGAACTATGGTTATGCGCTGGGCATGCAATATCAGGCACTTACGCAGCACATGAGGCGGGGATGGGTCCGCTAGGGAACTGTAGCGAGGCGGAAACGCGCCGGGCGGCCTCCGATGGCCCGGCCGCAACCGTCGAGGCTGCAGGAATCCTGTTCCTCGGTGGGGCGCGGGCACGAGCCTCCCTTGAGGGCGTGCCCCTCGCTGTCCCACAGATTTTTTCAGCAGGGGAAAGGGGCGGCGCGTGACGACGTGTTCGCGCTGCGGGGTGGAGCAGCCGCTGAGCGCGTTCGCGCCTGACAGGCGTCGATGCCGGGCCTGCGGGAGGGCCTACATGCGCGCTCGGCGAGCGGCGGGGCTGACGCAGGCCGCGGATCGGGCCCGATATCACGCCTCCGCACGGAAGCGCGCGGTCGTCGCGGCCAACACGAAGCGGTGGAAGGCCCGCAATCCCGAGAAGGTCGAGGCCGAGCGGATTGTGGCCGAGGCCATCAAAGCCGGGGCACTCACGCGCCAGCCCTGTCAGGTGTGCGGGGGGAAAGCCCACGCGCACCACGCGGACTACAGCGAGGCGCTCGAGGTGCAGTGGCTCTGCCCCCTCCATCACGCGCGGCAGCACGTGGCCGAGGGGCGCCTGGATCACCTCCGGGCCACGGCATGACCCCCGCGCGCGTGCCCGCGACGACGTGCCCGCATTGCGGCACGCCGCGCCGCTGCTGCGCGAAGGGGGCGCGATGAACCGCCCCGCGCTCGAGGCGCTGCGGGACGAGTTGAATCATCCGCACGGCGTGGGATGCGACCAGACGGGCGAGGAGCGGATGCGCAAGATGCTGGACGCGCTGCTCGCCCCCGACGACGCCCAGGAGCGGGCGTTCATCGCGGCGCAGGAAGCCCGCGACCCGCGGGCGAACGAGTCGGCATGACCGCGCGCCAGCAGCGCGCCCTGTCCCTGGCGCGGGCGATCGCCGATGGCACCGGCCCCGTCGTGGTGATGGCGCCCACGGAGGCGGACGCCGCCGCATTGCTGGCCGAGGTGCGCCGCGCCCTGGAGGATCTCGGCCCGGTCCCGGAGCGCCCCCGATGACGGACGCCGATCTCGCGCGCTGGGAGGCGCAGGAGCAGCGGTGGCACGAGCGGGCCCTGCTGGACTCCTCGTTGCCGGTGGACGTGACGCTGGCCCTCCTCGCCGAGGTGCGCCGCCTGCGGGCTGCGCTGGAACAGGTGCGCGAGCGCGTGGAGCGCGGACGCGCCGATTGGCTCGCGCTCGGCCCCGACCATGGCGTCACCGACTCGCCGCTCCTCGCGCTGATTGCGGAGGCCCTGACCCCAACGACCTAACTTCCCGCGCACCGGGGCGCCGGCCAGCGCCGCGGGCCTACGAGCTGAGCGAGACGCCCTTCTCCGTACGGGGGGAAGGGCGTTTTGCTTTGCGCGGGCGCACGAAGGAGCCGAGTGGCCGTCCAGACGCTCACGAGCAAGAAGACGACGCCCGACGCGGCGACGCGCGCGGGGATGCGCCTGGCGTGCCAGCTCGATCTGTACGTGCTCGCCAAGGCGGTGCTGTTCCGCCACCTCACGCCGAATCTGCTCACCGATGCGCTCCACGGGGCGCTCTGCGACTTCCTGCACACGACGCCCTACGACGAAAATCTCTATCTGCTCTCGCGCGGCTTTTTCAAGTCCTCCATCATCACGACGACGGCGGTCATCCAGCGCATCCTGGCCGACCCCGCCAATCCCTTGTGTCAGGCGCGGTGGCGCGGGCGCGTGTGCGGGCCCAACACGCGCATCCTGATCGCCAGCAACAAGGGCGAAAACGCCGACGACTTCCTGACGGGCATCAAAGGGCATCTGGAATCCAACGAGCGGCTGCTGTGGCTCTTCCCCGACATCCTGGTGCGCGATCCGCAGCGCAACGCGCGCGAGTGGACGCAATCGGCGATCACCGTGACGCGCAGTCGGCGCGATCTGCGCGAGTCCACGATCCAGACCATCGGCGTGACGGGCGAGCTGACGAGCAAGCACTACGACCACGGCGTGTTCGACGACATCGTGGGCAAGGAGAACAGCGCGAGCAAGCCCGAGCGCGAGAAGGTCTGGGACTTTCTCATGAAGGCGCGGCCCCTGTTCGATCCCGGCAGCACGAAGGACTACATCGGCACGTGCTGGCACTATGCGGATACCTGGGCGCGCCTCAAGGCCCAGCGGGCCCGCGGCGAGATCAAGCTGGGCCTCTACGAAGTCCCGTGCTGGCGCCCGACGACGGCCCGCCCGCCCGATGACCCGCAGGTCCTCGACGGCACGGCGGGCTTGGTCCCCGGGCATGGGTGGGTCGCGGTCACGTTCCCCGAGCGCTTCTGCCTCGAGCGCCGGGATGCCGACGACCGGCGCCTGGAGCTGCTGCCCGAGCGCCGCCAGGCGCCGTCCAACTTCAACGCGCAGTACCTCCTCGATCCCTCCAGCGCGGATACCGCGCATCTGCCGCGCCTGGACCCGCAGGGCGAGGGCTACCTGCACATCGCGGACACCTCCCCGCCGCTCGAGGACCTGTGGGTCGCGATGTCGGTCGATCCCGCGCAGAGCCTGCACGCCTGGGCCGACTTCTCGGCGATCGCGGTCGGCGGCTTCGACCGCCGCGGGGATCTCTGGCTGCTGGAATTGTGGCAGGGCAAGCGCGACGACGAAGGGCTCGTCCGGCGCATGTACGATCTGCACGCCCGCTTTGCCGCGCGCGGCGCGCCGTTCAAGGCGATCGGCTTCGAGGCGGTGGGGTTCGCCAAGAGCTATCGCCACGTGGTCACGATCGAGGGCGACCGGCGCGGCTACTACCTGCCGATCCGCGCCTTCGAGCGCGACACCAAGGTGACCAAGCAGGTGCGCATCGGCGGCATCCAAGGGCAGTGGATGGGCCGGCAGATCCACGCGCTCGCGTCCTGCGAGGCCCTGGCCGATTTCGTGGACCAGGCCGACAAGTTCCGCATGGACGCCGACAACGAGCACGACGACCTGCTCGATGCCGTGGCCGATCTCTACCAGCTCCGCGGCCGGCCGAGCGAGAAGGCCGACCCCTTCGCGGGCGACGAGCTGGCCTTTCGCGCGCGCTGGGAGCAGGAGCTGCGCGCCAAGCAGCCCGAGCTGGACGCGATGAGCCTGCGCGTGGCGTGGCATCACCATCAGGCGCGCGTGGCCCGCGAGGCCGACGAGGAAGCCCGCGCGCTCGCCGGCGCGGGGATGGGCATGGGAGGCCAGGAGCTATGGAGCTGACCACGATCGCGGGCGCCGAGACGCGGGAACGGATGCTGCTCGACGCCAAGAATCATTGGGCTGACCGCGCGCGCCAGGCCGAGGCGGATCGCGACGCATTCAAGGGGCGGTGGGAGCGCGCCGAAGCCGAAATCACGCTCCTCCGGAACACCATCAAGACCGCGCCCCAGCATGACCATGGGTACTACGGGCGCCATCACTGCTCGCTCTGTGCGGTGCTGAAATCGCCCGCCACACGGGAGACGCCATGAAGTGGTTCGTCACCGACGCGCAGCTCGCGCAGATGCGGCTCGCCATCGAGCAGCAGGCTCTCCGCATCATCGACGAGCGCGCCGCCGCTGACCACGCGCGCCACATGGGCGAGATCGCGCGCCTGCGCGAGGACCGCGAGAAGGAGCTGGCCCGCCTCGTGGACCCGACCGGGCCCCTCGTGGCGCACTATCGCGAGGAAGTCACGTTCTGGCGCAAGCAGTTCCTCGCCGAGCGGCAGCGCGCCGACATCGCGCTCGATCAGTGCCGCGTGACGCATCAGGGCATCGGCCCGGTGAGCCTGCCGCCGCGCGAGGACCGCTTGCCCCGCGAGATGGAGACCCTCTTCCAGACGAACCCTGAGCTCGCCGCGATGGGCTCGACGGACGGCGTGTGATGCGGCGTCCTCTCGCTCTCCTGACGCCGGCCGAACGGGACATCCGTCGAGCGGCATCCCGCGAATATTACCTGAGGAATCAGGAGAGAAAGATTGCCTATGCGCGGGCCCGCAGGGCCGCCTATCCGATGAGTGCGGAACGGAATAGCGCCAGGAACGCGGCCTATCGCGCTCGCTACCCAGAGCGCGCCCGGGAGTCGACGGAGCGGTGGCGGGCGAGGAATCAGGAGCGCTATAGGGCGGCATCTCTAACGCGGACAAAGGCGTGGCAGGCCGCACATCCCGTCGAGCATCGCGCCTACACCGTGCAGTATCGGCTCGCGCACCCGAAGGCCTCGCGAGAATGGCTCGCGCGCCATCCCGGAAAGAACGCCCTGTATCAGCGTCGCCATCGGGCCCGGAAGCTCGCGGCGACCGTGGAATTGTTCACCGTCGCCGACTGGACGGCGCTCTGTGAGATGTACGGTCAGCGCTGCGCGTACTGCCTGCGGCGCGTGAAGCTGACGCAGGATCATATCCAGCCGCTCTCGCGCGGGGGCGCGCATACCCTCGAGAACATCGTCCCGGCGTGTCACGCCTGCAATGTCCGGAAGAATGCACAGCCGCTGCTCGCGTGGCTGTTGCGCGGAGCCTAAGCGATGGCCCTCGACCAGATGCCCGGTCCCAGCACCGCCACAACGGCACCAGCGGACGCGCCACTCGGCGCCGCCACGTCACCGTACGATCTGACGCCCGAGAATAAGGCCACAGCCCTGGCGTTATTCAAAGAGAAGTATGACAAGTGGAATACTTCGGCACGCACCTCGCATTGTCGGCTGGCCTGGCGGAACATATTTTTCAAGCGCGGCTGGCAGTGGATCGTGTACGACCGCGGGCGTGCGACCTTCCGCCCGATCAGCGTGAAGCAGTACAACGGCCCGCGCCCCGTCTCCCCGATGTACACCGCGAACATGAACGCCTTCTGCGCGGTGCTGGGCCGCATCGAGCCCACGATCACGTTCCGCCCCGCCACGGAGGAGCCCGAAGACCTCGCGACCGCCGAAGTGTCCGATCGCGTCATCGAGGTGGTGGTGGACGAGACCGACGAGCGCAACGTGAACCAGCGCCTGTCGCAGTGGGTCGGCTACACGGGCACCGCGTGGAAGGAAAACGGCTACGACCCCGCGCCTGAGCACGGGATGCGCCTGCAGCAAGACGACCACTGTCTGGCGTGCGGGGCCACGGGCCCGCCGCAGGCCACGCCCGAGTGTACGGTGTGCGGCGGGCCGACCGAGCCCGCGGTGGACGCGCAGGGCCAGCCCGCCGGGACCATGGTGCCGATCGGCAAGCAGTACACGGATGTCGCGACCATCTTCGAGATGTACTTCGACGCGCGCATCGAGGACTGGAAGACGGGCGTGCGCGAGTACATCCGCAAGAAGGCCTCCGACAAGGACGAGCTGACCCGCCGCTGGGGCGCGGATGCGGTGGAGGGCGTGAGCCCCGACATGGGCGGCGCCCCGAGCGACACCTACCAGGACCAGCTCGCGAACCTCGCCAGCTACGCGCCCGAGACCGGCCCCGGCGCGGGCCTGCTCCTGGGGCGGCCGAGCGCGGGGCAGGGCATCAGCGAGGCGTTCTACTGGGCCCTGCCGACCGACCCGTACCCCGAGGGCGTGCTGCTCGTGGTCCTCGGCGGCACCAAGGTCGTGCATCTCGGCCCGCTGCCCTATCACTACGACGACGGCCGGCCGTTTCTGCCCACGGTGAAGTACGTGGTCGACCCCGTGCCGGGGTCGGGCTATGCGAAGACGCCCGCCGATGACCTGGCACTCTTGACCGTGCAGCGCAACCAGCACGTGGCGCACCTCATGATGACGCTGAACCGCATGGCCTGGCCCATCTGGCTCGTGCCCGAGGGCGCCAATGTCGCGACCTTCACGGGCGAGCCCGGCCAGATCCTGAAATACAACGCCTTCGGCGCCAACGCCGCCAAGCCCGAGCGCGTGCAGGGCACCGGCCTGCCCAACGGCGCGATCACGTGGCTGCAGGTGCTCGACCACGACTCCGAGCAGGCCACGGCGACGTTTGCCGGCACGAAGGGCGACCATCCGGCGGGCGTGAGCGCGGGCATTTCGCTGCAGATGATCGAGGATCGCAAAAACGCGCGCTTCGGCCCGCTCTATATCCTGTGGGAGACGGCCGCCGCGGAAGATGCCCGCCAGAAGCTCGCCATCTTCAAGCAATTCGCCACCGAGCCGCGCCTGCTGAAGATCCAGGGGCGCGGCAGTCAGTGGCGCGTGCAGAAGTTCATGGCGAGCGATCTGTCGGGCCGCGTGGACGTGGTGGTGGAGGCGGGCAGCGGCGCCCCCCGCACCTCGCTCGTGCAGCGCGCGGAAACCGAGCAGCTCTTCGCCCTCGGCCTGCTGAACGCGGCCGATCCCGAGGTGCAGTTCAAGGCGCTCGAGGAATACGGCCGGACGAGCTGGCTGCCGAGCATGAAGGCCGACGCCGAGAACGCGGCCAAGCAGATCGAGCGCTTCGAGCAGCTCGCGCAGGACCCGCAGGCCGTCCAGCTCCTCGCGGGCCTGCTGCAGCAAGCCGCCCAGATGCAGCAGGCGCAGAATCAGGCCGTCGCCCAGGCCCAGGCGCAGGGCGCGCCCCCCCAAGCACTCCCGCCCCCGTTGCCACCCGTCACCTACGACCAGATCGTCCAGGCCGCCGCGGCCCAGGGGCTGGAATTGCCCGAGGTGCGGCCCCTGCTCGACGGCCACGCGATCCTCGCGCGCGAGCTGGGCAACTGGCTCAAGGGGGACGCCAGCCAGCAGCTCCCGAAGCCGATCCAGAAGGTGGCCGAGCTGAAGTTCAACGAGCACATCCAGATCGCCCAGCAAATGGCGCTACAGCAGATGCAGATGCGCGGCGGCACGTTCCCCACGAGCGGCTTCCTGAGCAATCCCGGCGGGCAGTCGGGCCCGCATCCGGGGCAGGGCGCCGGCCAGCCCGAGCCGCCGTCGCGGATGGGGGGCGAGCAACACGAGATGCAGGCGAGCGCGGCATGAGTGACAGGGCCGAAGGCATCATCCTCTCGTTGATCCCCGCGCCGCCAGCGTGTCCGCTCCGGGTCTTGAGTGTCGTGGAGGTAGACGGGTGGATCAGCGGGTGGGCCGAGCCGGTCGTGATGATGGCGTTGGTCGAACGCCGTTTCTACACGCGCAATGTCGCCGAGTTGCCGGGGGACCCGCTCGAGCGGCGGACGTACGTAGAGACGACTGAACGCAATATCGAGCCCGTGATCTATGACGCGAACGCCACCACCGGGCTAAGCACATGGAGCGACCTCCAGGCCATGTGCAGCCACAATGAAGACCTCTCCGTGATCCGGGACGACATCGCGTGGGATGAGATCATCGAGCGCGCTGCGTATTTGAGTCGGCGGCAACGCCGCGCGGTGGCATCGGTGCGATGACGCCCATTCGCCGCGCCGAGCTAGAGAAGCGCTCCGAAGTCCTCGAAGCCCTGATCGCCAAAGCCGGGTCCGTGCGGCGCGCGGCGAAGGAATTGGAGATGGATCGCTCGAGCCTCCAAAGACTGCGGCGTAGTTGCCGCATCTTGACGGCACCCGCGCCCCCGCGTACCTCCTAGCGCTATGGCACTGCGCGCGCGCCCGTCAGGGGATCCCGGTGGCCCGTTAGGCGATCCCGTGTCCAATGATCCCGGCCGCAGCAACGCTTTTGGAGCTACCGCCGAATCCCCAGCGTCCACCGGCTGGTTCGTGAATCGAGATGATCCCGGCCGCGCGGTGACGCCGGAGATGTTGTCCACGCCAGGCGGGGCTCTCGGGAGCGCCACCGCGCGCGGCTACGGCGGGCCCTATCCACAAAGCTGGGTCGACACGTACAACCAGCAGGCCCCCGGCACGCAGGCCGCGATGGGCGCGCGCTGGGGCGGGATGAGCCCCGACGCGATCTCGGCGGACTGGGCGAGCAACATCGCGCCGACCTACGCGGCGGGCACCTCGCCCGAGGCGATTCTCGGTGGCGCGCCCACCGCCGCCGCACTCCAGGGTCAGATCGGCGGCCTTCAAGGTCTTATCGCGGGCCCCGGCGCCGCGCCCTCAGGCAATATCCCCGGCACGGCGATGGGCCGCAGCAGCGCGAAGGCGTTCAACGCGGTCCGCGGCGCGCAGCGGACCCCCGGCATCGTGAACCGCACGCTCACGCCGGAATTGCGGACCCGCTTCGGCCTTCCGGCCACGCCCGCCGCCCCGACCACGGACATTCCCTACGGCGGCGATGTCACCCAGCCCACCGGCTTTGGCGTGGGCGGCGCGGGACACGTCGGCGGCTTGCAAGGCCTCATCGACCGCGCACAAGCGCGCCGCGGAGGACCCGTCACGCTCTAGCACGACCGATTCCACTGGGCGCTCCCCGACGGGGGGGCCGAAAGCTCCGGGTACCTAGTGCCTGGGGGCCACACGCAACGGACTAGGCCGTTGGGCGCCACGCGCGCTCAGCGGCCTTTTCTCTTGCGCGCACCGCCGCGGACTAGGCGACGGCGCGAGGCACCATGGAAGGGTTTGACCAGGGCGTTACGTCGGACTCGCCCACCGGCACCGAAGTCGAGCAGGACGGCGCATCGTCCGCGGGGACGCTAAACACCGAGCAGGTTGCGCCGCGCACCCAGCCCACCGTTCCCTACGAGCGCTTCCACGAAGTCAACACGGGCTATCGCCAGGCGGAAGCGCGCGCCGCGGCGGCCGAGCAAGCCGCGCTGCTGCACCAGCAGCAGTTGCAGCAGGCCACCCAGCGCCTCCAGGCGCTCGAGAGTCAGCTCCAGGCCCAGGTCAATCAGGTGCCGCGCACGCCGCAGGAAGCGCAGGAGCGGCAGGCGGCGATGAAGGCCCTGCGCGAGCTGCAGAGCGATGACCCGGAGCACCGGCAGCTCCAGCAGCTCGCCAAGGCCGCCCCCGCGCTCGCGCAGGCGGTCATCGACGCCCGCGAGCAGATCGCCGGGCTGCAGCAGGCCACGGCGCTCAATTTCGCCCGCAGCGAGGAGGGGCGGCTGTACCAGCTCGCCACCGCGCAGGGCATGACGTTTGCGACCGCGCAGGACTTCGCCGAGTTCAACGATCACGTCGCCTCGATCATCGCGCGCTCCCCGCAGGCCCTGCAGGCCTTCCAGCGGGGCGATACGCGCGTGTTGCCCGAGGCGTTGAAGCTCGCCAAGCAGCAGGTCGACGCCTACGCGCAGCGCGCGCGGGCCTCGCTTGCCCAAACGAAAACCGCCACCCGGAACCTGCCCCCACGCATTGGCGGCAGCGCCCCCGGGTCACCGCCCATTCCCAAGTTCGATCCGAAGGACCCCCGCGGCTCCATGGCGAAGATTCACGCCGGCGCCGAGGCCGACCTGATGGCGCGACTGGGGTAGGGCCCCGACAGGAGTCAGCATGGCCGGCCAGGACACCACCGCCTACGATGCCGTCCTCAAGGACTGGTACGAGGGGGCGATCCGCGATCAGATCGTCACCCGCGCCAAGATGTACCGCCGCTTCCAGGACAAGGACGCCAACCCGTGGGGCGGCCGGCAAGTGACGTACCCGATCCGCACCGGGCGCAACCAGGGCATCGGCGCCTACGCCGAGTCCGGGTCGTTCCCCACGCCGGGGCGCAACAGCTACACCTCCGTGTCGATCCCGATGCGGTACGTCGGCGGGCGCATCCGGCTCACCTCGCAGGCCATGAAGCACTCGGCCTCGAGCAAGGGCGCGTTTGCCGCCGCGTACCAGCAGGAGCAGGACGGCCTGGTCGAGGGCTTCGTCAACGAGTTCGGCCGGATGGTCTGGTCCGACGGCCGCGGCGTCCTCGCGCTGGTCAGCGTCGACACGACCACGACCACGCTGAACGTCGACTCCCCGGGCGGCGCCGCGGGCGCCATCAACGGCACGCGCTTTCTGAACGTGGGCGAGCTCATCACCTTCGTGGCGCCCCTGACGGGCGCGCTGGTGGCCTCCGCGGACGAGACGATCGTGGCCGTCGCCTCGACCGGCCTCACCGCCACCACCGGCAGCACGCTCGCCTCGGCCATCGCCGACAACGACTACGTGGTCCGCGCCAACGTGGCGGGCGTGTCGGATGTCTCGGGCACCAGCTACGCGAAGGAGCCGATGGGCTTGCGCGGCTTGGTCGACGACGGCACCTACGTCGCCACGCTCCACGGCGTCAACCGCACCACGTATCCGATCTTCGCCTCGACGCTGATCGGCAGCGCCTCCGCGCCCGTGGGGGCGCTGTCGGCCGACGTGATCCAGCGCGGCCTCGACGTGGCCGAGCAGCGCGGCGGGGGCAACATCGATCTGTTCGCGTGCCACCACGCCGTGCGCCGCGCCTATCTGCAGCTCATGGACGACGGCCGCCGCTACGCGGGGGGCGATCTCATGAGCCCGGATGCGGGCACCCGCGCCGCCAAGGGCCGCAACATGACCTTCGGCGGCATCGAGATCGAAGTCGACAAGTACGCCGACTACAACGTGTTCTACGGCCTCGACACCTCCACCCTGGTCCGCTTCGTCGAAGTGCCCGGGGAGTGGATCAACGACGACGGCGCGATCCTGCGCCCCGTCGGCGTCGGCGCGACCTTCACCGACGAGTGGGAGGCCGCCTACCGCATCTGGCAGAACTTCCACAACGAGTACCCGAACAAGAGCTTCAAGCTCGAGGGCGTGACGGCCACGACCGTGGTCGTGCATGTC